GATATCCGATTAGCGCTAGTGGTAAGAAACAAAAGGTTAAAACAAAAAGAAAGGCATAGACGACGATGATAGACCCATTCACAGCTTTCGCCGCACTAAAAGGCGCTACTGATGCTATAACCAAAGCTATTAAAGCTGGTAAGGATTTAGCTAATATGTCAAGCACTGTGTCGAAATGGGCAAAGGCCGAAGCTGGTTTACAAGTTGTGGCTAGTAATAAATCAAGTGGATTAGGTAAAGTTCTTGGTAAACTAACTGGAACAGAACAGAATGCTATTGATGCACACTTTAGAAATGAAGAGGCAAAGAGAATACGAGATCAAATGAGAGAGATGTTTGCATTGTATGGTTCCCCAGGACAGTGGGAGAGACTACAAAAAGAAATTGCATTTGAAAGAAAGAGACAGGCAACACTATTAAAACAAAAAATACAGATGCAAAAACGAAGAAAAAATATTATAATAGGAATCGGAGCTGGGTTGATTGGATTGGCAGCCGTAGCTTTCGAAGTATATGTGTTAACCAATCTATAATAAGGAGTAAATAAAATGGTAATGATACGAAACAGAAAGACAGTGAAGGGTAAGCTAGGTAATACCAGACCTAAAGATACTGACTTTGCTGGCATAGCAAGAAAACAAAGTAAAAAGAAAAAGACAGAACAAAAAAAATCTCAAACAAAGAAAGTATCTTTGGGTAGACAAATCTCTAAAAAGAAACAACAGATGGGTATGGGCAAGGGTAAGAAAGGTCTTGGAATGCTTAATGTTATGACTGGACAACAGGCCAACCAACCATCAAAGAAAAAAACTACAAGAGTTATTGAAACACAAAAAAGAGGTGTACCGACTAAAGTTAAAAAAGCTTTAAGACCTGGTGGTATTGAGAATCCATATATGGGACCAATTTCTGGTAGTAGGGGTAAATATAAAGCTGGTGGTAAAGCATCTAAATACAGAATGAAGGGTGGAGGTAAGACTTCCAAGTATATGGCAAGAGGTGGTAGAGCCAAGTAGTGTCGTATACGATTTCTAATATCCCACACTTTAAGTGTTGGGTGAGGAAAGAGTTCACACATAATCATGAGAAATATCAAGGTGAGTTTCTTCATGCATTAGCTTTTGCCGTGTGCACTATCCCAGACAGATGTTTGAGTTTTCAAGTTGTATTTACAGGATGTGGTGAAGACCATCCCAATCCTCACGGCGGCGCAATGTGGGCACGTATGCCTATAACTGCGCTTGTCGGTGATACTCCTTTCGATGAGTGGCCACCAAATATACAAACACATTTAGCACAACCGTGGGACTGTTCCAGTCGTAATCATGCTATCATTAAAATGGATCGAATTAGTTCTAGTCCGTGGTTGTGTAAACTAGCAGGTGAGTTTTATAATGGTAAGTACATGTTTACGGTTGATTATACTGACAGTTATATATCGGATGATCCAGCACAACATAAACAATCGCATGTGTTGGAGTTAACATCGGGTCCGTATAAAGGTTGTATAGTAGCATTACCAAACAATCGTGTACGTGTAACCAATCCTGCGCTATGGGCAGTTGGAGAAGGACCACCAGACTTTGTACCGTCACAGTGGGAACACTCCGCAGAACAACACGATAGTTATATGGACTGGGAAACAACATTTGATAACCTATATGAATGGGGAAAGAAAAAGAAATGAATAAAAAAAGAACTAGAACAGAAAATATTAAAAAAGTACAAGAAGAATTTCGTCAAGATTTTAGTAAAAACAAAACAAGGCCAACACCTAAACCTAATCCGTTGCCAAAAGATGTAAGAAAGGCTATGGATAAAGTATATAAACAAGACACTGAAGCAAGACAAATTCTAAAAGAATTATATGATAGAGAAGCAACAAACAAACCAAAGAAAAATAAATTCATGGCTGGTGGTATGGTTAACCCATCATACGGAACTGACTTCGACGATAGGTAATTATGGCAACTTCAGGCACAACAACATTCAACTTAGATATAGCTGACGTAATTGAAGAAGCTATGTCTATGTTAGGTGGCGAACAGACTCTAGGGTTTGAACCACTAGAGGCACGACGTACACTTAATCTTCTCCTTATCGATTGGATGAACCGTGGTATATTACTATGGAAACAAAACATTGCTACATTAGATATTACAAGCGGTACAGCTGAATATACATTACCCACTTCCCTTATAGATATAACTGAATTAGTACATAGAACAGTTAGTGGTTCAACAACTACAGATTTAGCTTTAACAAGAATAACAATGGAATCTTATCAAAGAATCACAAACAAAACGCAAACAGGTAGACCAACGCAATATGCTATTAACAGATTAAGAGATGCAGCAGAATTATATTTGTGGCCTACTCCAGATGCTACAACTACAAGTGGTACACCATTATTATCATACTTTAGTTTTAATAAAGTCGAAGATATAACCAAATCTAATCAAGATGCAGACATACCATTTAGATTCTTACCGTGCTTATCGACTGGTCTTGCCTATAAGATGTCTATCAAAAGACCAGGCATTACATCAGAACGAGCTAGTATGTTAAAACAAATGTACGAAGAAGAATTAACCTCGGCAATGTATGCCGATAAAGAAAGGGCTAGTCTTTTGATTAAGCCATCATTTAGGTTATAATGGCAAGAGGTAAGTATGCATACTTTATCTGTGACCGTTCAGGATTTAGATTTAAATATTCTGAAAGAGTCAGAGAGCCGACAGGATTAATTGTTGGAGCTTCGGAAACAGATGGTCGATATAATATTATAGATCATCCGCAGAACAAGACTCCAAGAATTGATGACAATGAAAACTTGAGGGATGCACGTCCAGAAGTCGTACTAGCTACAACTGGTGATGCTGGGTGGAGTCCTGATGATTCAACATTTACAAAGAGAGGTAACTAAAAATGGCCATTACACAAGCTGTATGTAATTCCTTTAAGTCAGAAGTTTTACAAGAAGGGCATCAGATTAAAACTGATACCTTAAAGATAGCTTTATTCACAAGTGTGGCTTCATTATCTGCGGGTACGGCTGCGTACTCAACGTCTAATGAAGTTGTATCAAGTGGTGGATATGCTCCTGGTGGAGGCACACTAACTGGTGTGACTATTTCACTTGGCGCAACATCTGCTGCAGGTGGAACAGCAATTATTGATTTTGCTGATATATCTTTTACAAGTACAACATTCTCAGCTAGAGGAGCATTAATATATAATTCATCTAATAGTAATAAAGCTATTGCTGTTTTAGACTTTGGGTCTGATAAAGTATCGACTAACGGTACCTTTACAATTTCATTCCCAGCTGCTGCTGCTGCCACTGCTATTATCACACTTTCATAGTCGAGGTTAATCGTCTATGTCTGTGGTTACTAGTGGATACAGTAGAAATACTTGGAACTCAGGTGCATGGAACCGTAGTGTTGTAGATCGATCGGTTACTGTAACAGGAGTTTCTCTGTCTACTGCTCTTCGTTCTGTAGAAGTAACTATTCCAGGCACGGCTTTTGTAACTAACGCAGGAATAAATTTATCTCTTCGTAATGTAACTACAGCAGCTGATGCTAACTTAACACTAACAAGATTAAGTATAGGGTTTAGTTTACGATCAGCAACTGTTGAAGTTATTAAAACACATAATGTTACAGGGGTAGCATTAGTAACTACACTTCGTAGTTTAACTATTACAAGTAGTCCAAAAGTTATTCCGTCCCAAGTCATCGGATCATTTAGTCTTGGAACTCCTTTTATTAAAGCAGGTATTGATGTTGATGTTACTGGAGTAACAAGTGAATTTGACACAGGTAACGAAAGCTCACAAGCTGGAGCTAACCCAGTAATATACAATGGTGGTAAAACATTTAAGGTAACAGTTGTAAACGTAGGAGGGGCTAACAAATATTTTATAGATGGCAGACAACAGTATGGTTTAAATTTAGTCAAAGATCGTGCACTGTTTACCTTTGATCAATCTGATAGTTCTAATAGTGGACACCCTTTACGATTTTATTTAGATGAAGGTAGAACTATACCTTTTACAACAAATGTACAGACTATAGGAACTCCGGGTAATGCTGGGGCTTATACACAAATATTTGTTGCGAATGATGGTCCAACTACATTATACTATCAGTGTAGTATACACGCAGGCATGGGTGGAAAAACAAACTTCCAACCATTAATTAGAACGAGAGTTATTTCTCCAAATATTAATGGTGATGGTAACTTGGTACTAACAGGAGTTAGTGCTAAATTTAGAACAAGAGTTAGAGGTATCTGGACACCTAAAGTTTTTGGAGGAACAAACGAAACGTGGAAGGCTAAACGAATATGAGCATAACATACAATCAATTAGTAAATAGAATTAAGACGACAAGTGAAGACACAAGCACAGAGTTTGTAGGAGACATACCAGCTTTTATTGAAAGAGCCGAAGGAAGGCTTACAAGAGAAATAGATTCATATGGTGTTGTACAGTATGCAACATCAAACATGGTTATTGGTGATCCATTTTTAACTAAACCATTAAACACATTAATAATTAAAAACTTAAATATTTTAAAGTCTAATGGCACACGAATTAATTTATTACAAAAGACTGATGAATATTTAAATGATTATTGGCCACAACGCACAAGTACGGGTGTACCTCGTTATTATGCTAACTTTGGATTTGATAGGCTGTTAGTATCACCTACACCAGTATCGGCCTATGATTGTGAAATGTCTTATATTGTCCAACCAACAGCAGCTACTTCTGTGCATCAAGAGAATTTCTTTACACAATATTGTTCTAATGCATTGTTTTATGCTAGTATGAAGGAAGCCTGTATGTTTATGAAAAATTATACAGCTGCTCAAGTTTGGGAACAAGAATACCAACGAGCATTTACTGACTTACTAAATGAAGCCAGAAGAACAAGACAGGATGATATGAGAAATAATGCCTCACCAGCTGGAGGTGATAACACATTAGTAAAGGGAAGTAATTAATTATGCCAAGTAGTTATACAACAAGACTTAGATTAGAAAAACAAGCTGATGGAGAAAATGCGAATACCTGGGGTGATCGTCTTAACCAACAAGTAATTGACATGGTGGACGAAGCCGTAGGTGGTGTCGTCGTTGTCAGTACAACAGGAGCAACAACTTCATTAACAGCTAGTAACGGAGCAGCCGACCAATCTCGTAATGCTGTATTAAGAATTGAAGGAACATTAGGATCAAACTCAACTATAGTGATCCCTAGTGTTGAAAAATTATACGTTGTTGACAACCAAACAACAGGTGGCACACATACCGTTAAATTAAAAACAGCCGCAACAACAACAAATGTTATAGCCCCTCGTGGTGGTTCAAAGTTTATTTATTGTGATGGAACAAATGTACATAATGCTGTTGACCCAGTAGGTGTAAGTGCACTATCTACAGAAGGTGGCGCCGTTGGTCCTATTACAGTAGGTGGTACGGTATCGGCTACGGCAGTTGTAGCTACTCGTATGACTGCTACAAGTATTTCAAGTTCAATCACAGATACTACCAAATTATTTGCAACAACAGCTATATCCGTTAGTGCTGTTGATTCACTAGGTAAACAATTAAGAATTACAAAGTCGGCTGTAGCTGACATTGTTTCATTAACTGATGCATCAACAATCTCGGTAAACTTCAACAGTGGTCAAAACTTTGATGTTAGATTAGGTGGTAGTAGAAACTTAGGTGCTCCAACGAATGTTCAATCTGGACAAACAGGAAGTTTCTTTGTTCGTCAGGACGGTACTGGATCAAGAACTTTATCATTTAATAGTGCTTACAAGTTTGTTGGAGGTACGGCTCCTACACTAACAACGACAGCTTCTGCCGTCGACCGTATTGACTACGTTGTGTTATCGAGTTCTAGTGTGCATATGGCGGCATCACTAGATGTTAAATAATACAAGAGGTATAAATGGTATTTCAAAATAATGTTCTTATGGGTGCAAGTGGATCTGGCACAACCACATACTCTATAGACCAATCAATTAGGTTTAACAAACCAGATTCTGCTGTATTAACCAAAACCTATGGAAGTGAGGGTACTAAAACTGCCTTTACAATGTCTTGTTGGATTAAACCAACACTTCAAGCAAATGCTGGATTTCTATTTGGTGCAAGCACATCTAATGATGCTTGGAATGTAACTACAGGGTCACATTTATCTTGGAGTTCAAATACTTTAGCATTTTATTCTGGTGGAACTAATTATATTATAACTAATAGGGTGTTCCGTGACCCAAGTGCTTGGTATCATATTGTTCTTGCTGTTAATACAGCTGGAAGTGGTACGGATAAAATAAAACTGTATGTAAATGGCACTTTAGAAACAAGTTTTTCAACTGATAATAGGTCTAGTATTTCTGGAGATTTGTATATTGGAGATAATGTTCTTCATTTTATTGGTGGTCAAGTAACAACTGGAACAACAAATGCTTTTTGGGATGGTTATATTGCAGATTTTTATTATATAGATGGAAGTCAATTAACTGCCGATAGTTTTGCCGAAACAAATAGTAATGGGATTTGGATTCCTAAAGAGTATAGTGGAAGTTATGGAAGTAATGGTGTGAAAATTGATGGAAGAGATGCATCTGACTTAGGAGATGATGAATCAGGAAATGGTAATGATTTCACGACAAGTGGACTTGCCTCACACGATCAAGTGGCTGACTCACCTTCCAATAATTTTGCAACTATAAATTCTGTTTATGCAGATAACGCACCAGCAGGAAATGCAGGAACACTAAGTAATGGAAATTTACAATATGTTGGAAGTGGTTCATCATTTTGTATAAAAGGTCTTACTTTTGATTTACCTAAAAGTGGTAAATGGTATTTTGAATATATGATAGGAGGAACTAATGATGGTTTCGGTTTTGTTAAACAAGGTGAGCAAGGTTCTATAAGTGCTGGTAATGGACCAGGAAATGTAAGTGTAGCACAAGGTGGTGGTATTCAATATTCTGGTTGGAGAAATGGTGGTAATTTTACAACTAATTTTGGAACTACATTTACAGCAGGGCATATTCATCAAGTAGCAATAGATGTTGATAATGGTAAATTCTTTTATGGAGTTCAAAATACATATTATGCAGCAGATGCTGGAACTGATGGTAACCCAAGTGCTGGAACAAATGAATTATCAACATTTGCTTTTTCAACTACTGATGTTGTTCTTTTAGCTGGTAATTATTCTGGAACACAATATTGGAACTTTGGACAAGATGGTACTTTTTCAGGTCAACAAACAGCACAAGGTAATTCAGATGCTAATGGAGTGGGTAACTTCTATTATGCAGTTCCAACAAATTATTTGGCTTTGTGTTCAAAGAATGTAGGAGGATAACATGGCAGAACCAACAGTAAAACAAGGAAACAAATATTTTGCAAATACAATTTACGAAGGCAATGGAACTGCTATAGGTTCTGGAGGTAAAACTATTACTGGGTTAGAGTTTAAACCAGATTTTACATGGATAAAAAACAGAGATGCATCTGATTCTCATGCTTTGTATGATTCATCAAGAGGTGTTACTAAACAAATAGAGTCTGACAATACTTCAGCAGAAACAACAGAGTCAGAGGGATTAACTTCTTTTACAAGTGATGGTTTTACATTAGGTAGTTTAGACCAAGTTAATACTAACAATGAAAGTTTTGTTGGGTGGAATTGGAAAGCAAATGGAGGAACTACTAGTTCAAATACTAATGGTTCAATTACCTCAACTGTCCAAGCTGATACAACATCTGGATTTTCAATCGTAAAATATACTGGAACTGGTAGCAATGCTACTATTGGACATGGGTTATCTTTAGCACCAAGTTGGATAATGGTAAAAAATCTTTCTCAAGGTGATGCTTGGAAAGTATATCATCATAAGGTTGCTAGTGACCCACAAACTGATTATTTAGTATTAAATACTACTGGTGCTGTTGTAGATGATGCTACTGTTTGGAATGATACTGCCCCTACAAGTACAGTTTTTTCTATTGGAACTCACACAGATGTTAATACAAGTTCTGAGAATTATGTCGCATACTGCTGGCACGAAGTAGATGGCTTTAGTAAATTTGGAGTTTTTTATGGAAATGGTAGTACGAATGGCCCATTTATTAATTTAAATTTTAAACCTCAATGGTGGCTAGCCAAAAGAATAGATAATGCATCAGGAGGGTATTGGCAACTTCAAGATAGTGGAAGATGGACAATAAACCCTACTAATATAAAATTAATGCCATCTAGTACTGATGCTGAATCTGGTCTTGGTGCACAAAATCTTGATTTTTTATCTAATGGAGTGAA